CTTTGCGTCTGCCGTTCTTTGTGACGGACTCGGATTCTGGTCTGGCGGTAACGGCCGCGTCGCGTGTTGGCGAGGTTGTCACGCTTACGGTGACGGGGCACGGGTTCGACATTGTTTCCGGAGGAGCGGTATCGGCTACGCTGGACCCGAGCGGGGCGAATAACGGAATTTACTTGGAAGCCGCGTCGGGAATCCTAAGCGGGGTTGTTTCGTGTGAGATTGCGGTTTCTGTGGACAGTGCGGCGACTACCTGCGCCGTCGTTGGAAACAAGATTACAGTAACATCAGGCGACAAGAACGTGATGGTGGTTTCGGGCGGGACGATGTGGGGAAACGCGATCACATGGGACGCATTGATTTTTAACCCGCTCTATGATTGGTGGGAAGGAACAGCCGAAGTCACCGACGCGGATTTCAACACGTATTCTGTGCCCGTGACGTTGTTTTTGGACGAAGGGCAGGACAACGCGTTTCAGCTCAATATTTCAGAGGCGGCTTGGCTTTCGTCCGAGCAAAACGAGACGTTTCCGAGCGGGCTAACCTATGTGACGACAGGCGGAAGTTCGGGCGGAACACCAACGGTTTCAGCGCGTGCCAATACCGGGTCCGAGGTTTTCGCTTTGATCAACGCAACCACCGTCTGCACTGATGAAGCGGTAAGGCCAACAATGTGGAGAGTGAACTCAGGGGTCGTCGTGGTCTTCGGCCCGGTCACACGGTCAGTGGCATCGATTCCCTCAGCGGGGTGGATGATCACATACGGCATCGGCAGAATAGTCGCCGGTGCCGTAGGGGGCGGGGCTAGAGTTACATATACTTTGCCGCTCAGCGCGCCAGCAGACTCAACCAACGTCTTGACGGCAGCAGTGTCAGCGGCAGTCATAGCTGCGGGTCTGTCGCTAGTTCGAGGCCACGAATGTAGTCACCCTCAGTCTCTTGGAGAGCACCCGCCCCATAACCTCTGGGGGCCGTGTTGTTGCCCGGTGCACCGAACTCCATGACAGTCACAATGGGGGCTTGCAAACGTCCACGTTCGGCCCCAATCTCGGCACCGATAAAGGACTTGCCGCCGAGCGCATCGACTTTCAAGTCATAAGTGATTGAGCGGGGGGCGTGAGGTAGACCGTTCTCACCAGTGAGCTTCTGCGCCCACGCTTTCTTGATCTTCGTAGCGGAAACCTCCGTTGCTTGACGCACACGAGTACCAGCCCCCGCAACAACATCGCCAAGGTCAGCGGCGAGCGTGTCAATCTGGGAGAAATCGATCGCGAAGTTACCGGGCATCAGTTCGTCACCTCCACCGGAAAACGTCGCGCAGTCGAATGGGTTTGCGAATGAAGACCAGCAATACGCGCAATGACAGTTACAGAATCAAGGGGGGTAGTTACGGTAGCGATGTCGTCAACACGCACATCAGCGGAACCACTCGCAGAAACCGGGATAGAAAGAGTCGGGTTCTGCTTCGCCAACCCCTGACCCGCCGCAGCAACCTCATCCGAACGCGCCTCAGTGACCCGCAAACGACAAACACCCGAATAGATCGTTGAGTAAGTAGGAGTGAGAACACCGTTCGCATCCTCAGACGGCACACCAGCCCGCTTGATGATGACAGTAGATTCCATCATCGACTCAGCCAACGCCCGGCCCATACGAGTAGCGCCCGCAAACATCGTCATCGAGTCGTCACCACGTAGGAACCCCTGAGGCTGAACTGCTCACGAATCAGAGCAATGTTCCGGTCAGAGAGAGTGATACCAGTCATTTCGCCAGCATCAGCAAAAGCCGCCTTGAAATCATCCAAGGCCACCGAACTGAGCCCACCCACAGTCAAACCAAGGCCAGCCTCGAGCGAAGTGAGTGCCTGGGAGACAAGGACCATGCACCACCGAGTTAGAGACGCGGGAGCTGCTGCGTACCCGTAGGTGAAAGTGATGTCGACCGGATCATCCGACGTAAACGTCAGGGTCGAATCTCGTTGCGTGTAATCAGAATCCCGAACAAGAGTTACCCCGTCACGCTCAACCAAATCAATGCTGATCAATGGTTGTTGCGGAATATCAACCCGCCCGCCATCAGGCCACACCCGGTATGTGGACGAATCCTGCGGGAAAACCTGCTGCCCGATCACATCGTCCCGAAGGTAGGTGGATGCGTCCTCTAACAAACTTGTCACCCACGCCTGTTCACCAGCCGTAAATGTACGGTTGAGTGCAACACCCAACTGTGTGTAAGTTGCGAACGCATCCACCATGACCCCTTACGGCAGCTGGAAAGCTGCGATTGCGCCGGTCGTCGAAGCCTCAACGGTGACCACAATGGTTCCGTTGGCCTTCAAGACGCGGGCAGACTCAACCACAACCCACCAGATCTCGTTCTGCGCGAGGGACTGGGTGATGGCACCCTGGCCTGCAGCGTCAGCGGGCGGGTTAGCTCCGGCCGCAATAGTGAAGACCTTCGCGCCGGCAAAAGTATTCGTGAAGCGCAGTAGGACCTTGCTGGTTGCCTTGGTCGGGGTGATGACGTGGTTGTTGGCGGCAACAATCGTCGTACCGGTCGGGTTGGTGAGCGGGGTATTGAGTGCGAGCTGTGTAATCGGAATGGCGGTATCAGCCATGATCTTTTCTCCTTAGAAGTTGTTTGAGATTGAGAGGGGCCGCGCTTGAACAGCGCGACCCCAACGAATCAGGTGATCGAGGCCGTAAGGGTCGCGATACCGGAAGGGCGAACAAGCTTCGCGCCGAACAGGTTCAGACCCTTGACCGCATCCGAGAACGAAGACTCGGGGCGGAAAGACTCAACCTTGTTGATCTGCGACGCGAACGTGATCGCACCCGTGTAACCAGCAGAGACGAGGTAATCGTCACCAGTTACAAGAGTCACGTTGTTCGAGACGAAGATGTCGAAACCGAACGCACGGCCCACCATGCCGTTACGCAGTGCCTCCGACGTGCCCGAGTCAGCAACCGAAATGAAGTTGTTTGACTGCAGGAGCAGGCCGTGGTACCACGGCGGGACGATGACATAACGGCCCTGATTGGGGACGTTCGCGTTGTCCAGCTTGACCTTGAGGTTCACAAGACCCGTGACAGCGAGAGCGGCAGTGGTGATCGAGGTCGTGCTGATCTTGTTCGCGGTGTCGGCACCCGTGTAGAGGCCGGCGACGTACAGGTCAGCAACATCAGCGAGGCCATACGCGGACTCGAGAGCAGCCTCGGTCATCAGACCGCCGCCATTCTGAACCTGTGCCATGTCCACGTCATCGATCTCGAACGCGAAGTAGTTAGCCTGATCGATGAGCAGCGTACGCTCAGCGTCGGTCAGCGTCTCCGGAGTGATCGTGGTTACGTTCTTGCTGTACGCCGCGATCGTCGGGCGGGAAATGGAGCGGATGCGAACGGAATCGCCGGTCTGGCGGATCTCGCCCTCATAGTTGCGGTTGACGGCCATCGGACCAGCGAACACAAGAGCCTTCTTGAGGGAAGACTGCAGTTCGCGGGCGAAGATCGTAACCTGGGAATTGGTAAGCGCCATGAGTGGCCCTTCTTTCTTTGGTTAGTGTTTGATGCCGAGCAAGTTGTTCAACTTGCCTGCGGCTTTGGCCGCGACCGTTTCGTCATCAGTTGCCCTAGCGAGGTCGTCTTCCGTCCATTGCGGGGGAGTCGAGTCCTTGCCCTTCGCGCCCTGATCAGCGGCCCCGTCGAAACGGTTCTGCTTCACAGCGGCGAGGTGGGGTTTGCGTTCGATGAGCTCTGCGATCGCTTCGTTCAATGCGTCGGAATCGACATCGCCGTTTTCGTCAACGGTGAAGTCCGACAGGTTGATGTAGAGAGCCGCGTCCGTTGGATCAGCAAGAACACCCTTGGCTGCTGCCTTGAGTTCGCTCTTGAGAATCCGTTCATTTGCGGCTTGGGTTGCCTCAGTTCTGGCCTCAGCTTTTGCAGCCTCGATTGCCTGTTCCTCGGCGGGCTTGTCCTTGAGTGCGATCTGCTGTCGAAGCTGTTCGAGCTCGGTAGCTTTCGCCCGCGCATCGGCTTTCGCGGCATTCCGCTCTGCCTTCATCGCGTCAAGGGCTTTCTTGCCCGCGTCACCGAGCGCGTCAGCGTTATCGGTGTTCGTCTCGTCTGTCTGCGTTTCCGTAGACTCGTCAACCTGTTTTTCGTCCGTCTCCGTTGCGGTTTCGGTGGTGTCATCCGACATGGGGAATTGCTCCTTGTGTTGGGGGTTTGCCGCGTTGCGCGACGATTCCTCGCCATAGGAGCGGGGAAGACTGAGAACGGCTTTTCGCCGTAGCGGCCCGAACGGGACCGGGTGAAGGGAATGACCCCAGAGCGCCAGAAAGGGCGCTAATTAACCGCACAAGGCCAAAGAAAGGCACTTGACGAGGTGCGCCAGAATGTGCTCAGTACAGGTAGCCGTACTTTTTGAGCAGTTCAACCCACCGTGTCTGATTCCCGCCAGCCATGACCGCAATAGTTTCTGGCATAAGTCGGACAGTGGTTGTGCGCCGGTAACGGCCCTCTTTTGTGGCCTGAGCTGTCAGTTGCAGCCCACGACGACCGAACACACTCCGCGCCGTCAAACCCTCACGAGTCGCGAAGACCTGCAACGGGGAACCGTCCGCACGAACACCAATCGTCGTCGTATACAGGCGAGCTTTGACGTTCGGTGCAACCGTCGAAAGAGCCCCACGGCGAGCATTGACAACCGCAACCGGATTCGCCCCGTTACGGATCGCCTCAGCACCAGCCTTCGTGAAAACACGATCCTGCTCAGCCTTCGACAACGACTCGAAATAGTTCTCAGGCGAATCGAAAATACTCTCAGGGGTCTTCGGGTTCGACCCAACCGGGATCGGCCATGTCGTGCACTTACAACGCGGGTGACGTTTGAACGCCACCGCATACGAAGCTTTCCCCGCGAGAATCGCACACCTCGAGCACGCCCCAGGATTCACCGCCCGCACATAACGGGTGTACTTCTTACCCACCGCGAGCGTGTTATCAGCCTGACGACCCATGTCTTGAATTGCGGCAGCAACGATAGAGGCGAGCGAGGCCGCACCCATCTCGAAAGCCCGCGCAGCACCAACAGAACTCGTTAGCGTCTTCGTCGCTGCAACCGCGCCAAACATCTCAGGGCCGACCTCAGCACCCGACAGCACTATCCCGCCGAAAGCCTCGGGCACCAACACCGCATCAGAACCGGCCCCGTAATACCGATCAACAGCAGCCATGTACGGAGTCGCTTGAGCTGCTGCGGTGATTTGCGCCGCCGACACGGTAGAAACGAGTTGCGGGGCGATAGCGGCCCACCCCGCATCAAGTTCCTGCGGGTTCATCAGCCGCCACAACTTCAACGCCGCCACAACCGCGCTATTTGCCGTCGCCTGTCGCCTGAATTGGTGAGCTAAAGCAACATCACGCGGCAGGCTCATCAGGAGCCTCGCTCGGCGCATCCACCGGATCGATAGCAGCTAGCAGCGCCTCATCCTCACGACGCTTCATCTCAAGAATGCGGGGAATCTCCAACGGCTCAATACCGTCAAGCTCCATCAGGTATTCGAGGGGGTAGCCGATCGACTTCTTCTTCACCAACATGTCCGCAAGCTGAGCCTCAGAACGAATCTCAGGATTCATCCACGTAACCGTGCCAAAACGCACTTGGCGTGCAAGGTCCTCATCACCGATCACCAAAGCGATCAGGCGGTTCACCTCGCGGATCGCGGGGCCGGCGAAAGACTCGAACTCGAGAACCTTCTTGTTCAGACCGATCTCGGATGCTTTCAGCCCTTCACCGTTGACGTTCGACATGCCCGTCTTCGACACAAGGTAAGTCGGGGGGGTGCGGGTCTGTGATGCGATATGCCCCACAGCAACATCGATCGCATCCGTGAATACATCAAGTTGTGCGGCAGACCACGAATCGATCTTCGCG